AATACTGCGCCCAAGTTGCTGCAGTTGTGTAGTCTCCAGGATTCCTTTGTTGATTTCATCTTCTAACCACTCCATGAAAGCCTGAATCTTATCGGTGCTCCTTGGAAAATCAAAAGCACGATAGCCTGGAGATTGATTGAGCACAGGTTTGCTAAGCCCCAGCACATCATCGGTGACAACAGCCTTAACAATATCATGTTCTAGCTTTGCAAAACGCGTTCGCATGTCACGGGCAAACCGATTTCTTAACGTGGTCGTCTGCGATGGATCACGATTGGTAAGTAGTAATTTGAGCATAAGTAGGACAGATACGCTTGCTACAAGAAGCAAACAAAATTATTATTAATATGAATATGAATATTATTTTTCTCATGAATCCAGTAAATTTTCTGTCTCTATATTGAATCTGTCTTCTTCGGTGGCCTGGTCTTCCATGGCCTGCAACGCCTCGTCAATCTGTTCATCGTTCAACCCTAAAATATATTTCAAGGCCAACTCTATGGGAAGGATCTCCATGCCTGCCAATGAGTCGCCGTAAGATTTCAGCGATTCCGCCCGCACCTTACCAGTATCGACCTTTTCCTTTTCCGAAGGGGAAAAGATGTCTGGCCAAACAACATTATAACTTTCAAAAACGGGAAGGATCTGAAATTCCATTAACCTGTTGATCAATGGTCTTAATATTTCGGGCTCAGCATATTCTTCCATGCGGGTTTTGATCAAATCTAACCATGCATCCCTATCCTGCGAGGAGGCCAACTCACCGCGTTCTGAACCTATAAGTATCCGTTTTGGTATTCCCGTTTGGGCAGAGATCGCCTGCAATTGTGCGTCTATATGATGTAAGGGGTCAGCAACCTGTTGGGCAAGAGCATTAATATCAACACCTGAAGTTTGTATGATTCGCCGCAAGTCATGCTCATAATCTTCAATCCGTTCTGCCATTAATCCCCTCTCCACATCTGTCATCTGATAACCTTCCCTGTCTGTAACATGATAGCCCGGCCGTGCACCACGCCAGAACATCTCAGCATCACCACCTAACAATTTCTCTATGTCAACCAAGCGATTTATGACGGGTTCTAGTCGTGGCATGCCCTCTATTTCAGAGGTCAAATGACCCGAAGTAACATGTAATACCCTAGACCAATGAATTATAATTTCATCCTCCTGTCCAGTACCGGGACTCAGTGATTTAATTCGATAGCTTTTAGGCTGGCCGTATCTTGGATTCGACGAGTTGTCCTCGTATTCATGTATTTTGCCGGCATCCTCTGCAATTTGGCGTATATATTGCAGTTTACGCTTGCCGCTTGCAGGTCTCAGAAAGTCCTCCTTTGCTTTGACATCATCAAGCCCCAAAACCAGGAGAGCGTGTTTACCTATACCGGCAAGTTTATCTAGCTTAACAAGTCTTTGCTTTATTTTGTGCACCCTTTCCAGGTTGCGCCAGGCCTCGTATAAAGCAGAATCTTCAATCGTTTTCCCATATTCAAAGACCAGAAGATCACCGCTCCATGTCTTATCCACCGGACGATTTATGATTGCCGACCCAATATCATTCCTCTTATACTTATTCCAATAATAAGTGAAGGTTAAGTCGGTTTCTTCCGGATACCCCAAAGCCTTATAAATTTTGCGGTCATCGCCGTACTGGTAGCCCAACCGCTGGCCCAACTTATTGCGCTGTGTGAGGTCAGAAACTATTTGAATGTAAGTTATTAACTCCTGTTTGCTGAGTTTAGTGAGACTTTTATTGCCGTTTACTTCCATACTTGAGCCCCAAGTTAATTAAAAATTTTCAAACTGAGACACTACCAAATTCTGCTCTTACCATACCTTTGCCATTTTCCGCCCGCTCAAATGTGCAAATGACCCGGAAGAAGCATCCACCTGATCTTTATAATGGCCCAGTGGAAAGTTTCTGAGCTCCTCAATATAGGCATAATTCCATTCCGCAGCAATTATCTGAACATTCCCGTTATTAACTTGTACAGATAGGGGGTCAGCACGGCTTACCTTATCTCCGGTAGGACGGTCGGCATACACGTTGTACCCGGCCAGGTTCCTGATGGTTGCCTCGGCACTTTCCTTGCCACCAGAACCAGGCTCCTGCTCAACAAATACCATGCATTGGTCTCCATCGGCTATGGCACATTCTTTAATGATAGCCTCACGCTCATTACTGGCCCACTGCCCACGTTTGACATCCAAGACAACAAACACCCCGCTTTTTAGCTTGCACATTTTCACCCCCACGGTATAGGCTCCACTGTCCTTGCTTCCGGCCTTGTCCCAATATCTCACCAGCATCTCATGATCTAAATAATGAGGAGCACGATCTAAGACTTGGATATGGTCTACCTTAAACATACCTCCCCCAGCCGGAACGGGGTTCTGTCCTATCTGCCCAGAATATCCGTATTGACCCAAATCCATCTCAAGATCTTCCAGCGTGTCCCAGTCCAGGCGATTGATGTCGAATAACCCATCGTCGGAATAATATTTATCCCATTCCTGGGGTTTTAGAAATTTATAATAGTTCTTGATTTCACCGGGAAGACAGATATGTTTTATCTTTTTTTTCTTTTTGGCCAACAAATGACCCGTAGGGTCGTTCTGATGCAGGCGCTGCATAATCATAATTGTGGCCGTTACCTTCTTGTCAACCTTGCGGGTTGATAGTGTCTGATCCAGGTAATTATTTGCTGTTTTCATGGTGGCCTCAGAAAGAACGCCTCTAGGATCAATAATATCATCCGGAATAATTATATGACCATGAAAGCCTATAATCCTTGCACCTACGGAAGTCGATACCCTGCCGCCACCCTGCTGGGGCTTATCATCTCTAAAATAAACAATTCGGAAATTCGATTTTACATCTTTGTCTCCCCTTATGTCTATCTCCGGGAACATGTGCCTGAATTTATCATGCCTTATAATGTCTCTGGAATATTCAGCCGATTCCCGGGAAAGAAAATCAGAATGTGACGTAGTTATAAATCGCATCCACGGCCAGTTTACCCAGCACCATATAGGGAAAAAGATAGAAACCAGCCCTGTTTTTGTAGTCCCTGGAGGGACATTGATTATCAAATCATACAATTTAGGTTTACCCTCCGATACCCTGCGGGCAACTATCTCCAGTTCTTCGGAAAGTTTCTTTAGGTGCCAGTTATCCACAAATTTATCCGATGAATAGCAGTCCCAGAAATAGCGGACAAAAAAATAAAGCGATGAGGATGCCTGAACTTTCATACGAAGTACAGGGTCAATCATTAATATATCCTTTATTTTATCCTTGAGAATAACATCCATTTTTAGTTTTTACGGTTCTCCTCGTCGGTGAGCTGCTGCATGCCCATTTCAAAGATGGCCTGCTTTACCTCATCGGGCATATCTTCTATTGACTTTAATTTTGTGATGTCTTTGTGATTGTGCTGAACTATACCTGAATGATGGAATTCGGAATGTGGCTTGCCCTCGGTGCGGTCAAATATCTCCTGAATGGCCTTTATGTCGTCTTTCTTCACGGCCCTGGTTATTAGCTTGTGGACTATCACGTCTGATAACTTCTTCTTTTCCTTGACACCAGCATCATTTGTTATTTCAACTTCTTCATCGAGCATTTCCTTTAGGATCGAGGATAACGTGCGACTACCCTTAGGCCGTCCAGCCTTATTGATTCTGCTTGGGTCAGTGTGAAAACCTTGCCCCTTTATGTTATCCGGATTTGGCAAAACTTGGTTGTTTATTCGTTGTTTCCCCTATTTGGCCAAAAGTACAAATTATTGAGGAATTAATGAAAGTTGAAAATTGTTTTTCAAACACATATAATCCATGTCGGTCTCGTGTTTTTGCAGGATTAATGATTTTGGCTTGAATTTCAACAAATCTTTTTTGATGTAAAATAACTTATTGTGTTTTCTCATAATAGCAACAGTATCGGTAAGAAATTTTTCCCAGTCAAACTTTTTTTCATGATTTGGAAAATGATTTAGCTTTCCAATTTTGAAACCATCAACATATTTATACGTGATTCCCATTATCTCTAACGACTGCTCAGGATATATGACCGGTTCCATACTAGCCCATGTTTTTACTCCTTCATTGTGAAGTATTTGAAGCGTTTCAAATCGTTCTTTTGGGGTTGAACTATTTTTTTCCCACTTCTTGGCTAACTTTTCATCTGTGAATGTTAGTGATCCTCCTACTTGTATGTTATTTCCGAAAGACTTAATAATGTCGAGGTCTTCCAGAATATTGAATCCCCCTTTAGATAAGATGCTAACCGGGATTTGATGCTCAAGTAATATTTCTAAGACTTTCCTGGTTAGCTTTGTATTCTTATTGAAGTGAGAGTAAGGATCGGTGAGGAATGACAGAAAGACTTGTTTTTTTGAATTTCTGTGTTTTCTTGCCGATGCCTCCACTTCCTTTATTAATAATTTTTCCTCCTTGATGTACACGTCAGAGTGAACGTAATCTTTGCGGAATCGCTTCATCAGCTTTGGCACATAACAGTACACGCATCCATGATCACACCCAGTTATGTAGTTCATTGCCAGGGGCGAGTACTCCCGTGCTGCTCCCTGAGGTTCATATATTGCTGCCATGTCTCAATATATTGATTTTCAAGGAGTTATCAAAATTTTGTATGCGATTAATTATCAATTGACATAGATAAGGGGATATTTCTATGATAGTACACTCCTTATTCAGCTGATGCGATGCAAGTAGTGTAGAACCATAACCACCAAAAGGATCAATTATTTTTTCACATTTGAAAGATTCTAAGTATTTGAACGGTAATTTAATTGGTTTAGCGTCCTTTTTTTTCTTTGAATCTTCTCCTAACCAATATTCATTATTAGAAAAATCCATTAATTTTCTGTATCCTTTATTGGCATTTATCCAATTTATTTTCCCGGTTGTAAAATGAATAATAGTAGAGCAATCTTGATAGAAATAATTATAGCCGGCTTTTGCTAGGTTTGATTTCCAATACGAAAACTGAACAAACTTTGATTCAGATTCCTTGATTAATGTAGCTAATTGTTTGTCTGACCCAAGGAAAAATATATTTCCATTTACTTTTTGTTCAACAATCCGAAAAGTTTTTTTCAATAAATCGACATCAAAATCCAATGGAGGATCAGTAAAGCAAAGGTC